GGAACCATAAGCGTCAGTACCTGGGGCACCTGCTACAGCGATAGAGCTGTCTAATTGGGTAAAAGTAACTCCGACTGTACCTGTGGTAAGAGAAGTACTATTAGCAATGGGGGCAGCACTGTAAGAAGGTGACCTTCCATTTTTCAGGTAAATAACTGGAGTACAGGAAATCCAGGTATTCGATGCGGCACGATAGAGAGCTTGAAGAACTTCGCCAGGGAGAACAAATCGTTTCATCCCAGCGCGGTCGATGACAACCCCTTTCATCAGAAGAATCGCGGGGCCATAGTTGTCAATGGTTAGGAAATCCCCATCAAGCAAAGTCGGGTCAGTTGCAATGTTCGGAAGAACAATATCAACCTGCGGACCGGTATCCGCGATGGAAACTCCACGATTGCAATCGTCATGGGTGATGTTATAAGTACCTGCACCACCGGAAAGAACAATAGCGGATAGAGTACCACCTCCTAAGGTGTCCCCCCACGTAACTAAAGCCGCATTATCAGTAGGATCGCCTGTAATAGTTGCAAATGAGGAAGAACCACTACCACCATTACCACCACCCGAGACACTGTGATTTACGGAAACAGCCATCTTAAACTCCCATGAGAACCTGCACTAGAGCATCAGTTCCAGTGAGTGTGCTTAGATTTGCCCTGGCATATTTCCAGGGAGCAGAAGTTGTGGTAAACCCATCAGATGACGATGTAGTCCCAGTAAGAGTAATGGTGCCACCCTCTGTTTCCAAAGCGTTCACACCATCATTAGAAAATTCGATCACCACCTCGGCGTCAACTGCGCCTGTTCCAGTAACAGTGGCTTGAAAAGTAGCTTCAGGGCTGTCTTTATAGAGCCATGCACCTGTCCCAGTAACAGTGACACCACTGCCTGGAAACAAATTATAAACACGCCCGCTCTTGATATGTACATTAGCCATAATTCCCCCAAGGAATGAAGAAGGGGCTTACCGCCCCTTCCCAGGTTTATCGAACGTATTCGAAGATTACGTAAATTTCACCAGCATCAGGATCACCGGTGGTTGCTGAGCCTTGCGCCCAGATTTTATAGTCACCACCACTGCCTTCGCCAATTGTAGTCTGCAAAATCAGGTTAGATGGAGATAGTGTAGCATTAGTGCCTACAGTAGTAAACACGTCAAACGCACTCACAATCGTGGTACCTGCAGATGCAAATCCCAGAGATAATGTAGCCGCAGAGATCGAGTTACCAGCAAGTTTGGTTTTATTCCAATAAGCGATACGAGTGATTGCAGCATTCGGAGGGAACGTAGCAATTAACGTGTTTACCGGAGTAGTACCAAAGTTTGCAAAGGTGAGTTTGCATACCTTAACTTGAAGTGCCTTGACTTGGCTGTTGATTACCGTTTGATCGGTTGTAAAATTGATAGCCATTTAATAGCTCCTTTTAAAGGGCCGGTATTGCTACCGGCCTGTTGCTATTAAGCGCCCGGAGAACCGAACAGGGCACGCCAATCAGTGTTACCGAAGGAATAGCGACCCGTCACCTTGAACTTGGCGTTCTCGGTTTCAAAGTCGTTGTCCATGTCAAACTGGTCAGCACGCCGCTCGAAATACTTCATGCCGTCCTTAACATCGGTCCGGATGAACCAAGCGTCAGTATCCGTCAGGTAGTGGTTCGTCACAACTTCCGGGACAATGCCCAGAGCCTTAAGCGCGTTCAGATCGTTGTTAGCAGTGCCAACACGACCATCGGTGCCAAGGATACGCTTCGCTTCAAACATGAGCTGGCGCGGGATGATAAGCGTCTTCGGACGAACAGCGATCAGAAGACCACGGTCGTTGGTGAAGCCAGCAATATCAATCGACGCTTGTTCCAGAGCAGCTTCTGACAGGTCAGCGGCAGTACTCAGAACGTTCGATTGAGTGCCACCAGCGATGTTGGCGTGGCTGGAAACCAGCAGCACCGAACCGTCGCCATAGGTGGGGTTGCCCGAGCCGGTGAAGGCGCGGTTGTAGACGTTAGCCGCAACGATTTCCTTGGTTTGACGAGCGGAGAACGCCAGGGCGCCCGCCTTCTTCTTACCAATCACATCGTATTGATCGTCTTCCACCATTTCACGGGTGATGACAAAGCCGGAGGCATATACGACGTGCGTATAACGAGTCGTGAAGCCTTGACGGGCGGTGTCATACGTGATGGCCGAGCCTTCGGGCTTAACCGCAAGCAGGCCAAAGCCGCTCTGACCAACATCCTCTTCCCATTGACGGTCAGAGGTAAATTTGTCGAAAAGCTTGGTGTACTCAACTTCGTACTGGTTGTAGGCTTCCCCGTACCAAGCGTTAACGCCGGGCCAGAGTGCTTTAGCAAATGAACTAGAATTGATAGACATAGTTGTTCTCCTTTAGGTAGCCGTCTGGCCGCCCATGTAGTAATGTTGATTAATCATTACCAGGAGACGCTGGTTCGCCGCCGCCGTCTCGTTGTCGGCACGATCAACAATGCCAACAATCTTCAGGGGAAGCGTATTGGTAGTCGTCGGAGCCGTTGTGCCGGTAGCCATGGGCGAAACACCCGTGGTGGTATCCGGAGCCGTGCAAGTAACGCCTGTGTTGTTACCAACGAGGGTAAGGGTACAGGGAACCGTGCCGCCGTCAGCCGCCGAAAAGATAATGTCAGGGCTATCCGCGACCCACACCATGCGCTTCGTCGAAGCAGCACGATATTGGGGAGTGTTGAGATTGGTGGGATCGGGGACGATACCAACAACCGCACCAAGGATAAGACCTGAGGTAACTTGACCAGAGGCAGCAAGACGAACGCAAGTAGGATAGGCCGTGGTGGCAGTGCCAGCATCGGCTTTGACGAGATCGCCCACATTCACAGCCGTGCCGTCACCTGCTACGATTTCGTAGAGGTTGGCTTGGCCGTTATATGGGGAACCGTTCAGGTGCTTAACGGGCTTAAACCCGCCAAGACGTGAAACGTTAGCCATGTTTATTTCTCCAAATTGCCCCTGGATTTAATAGGATTAACGGTTGGTTGTTACCGAACCGTAATCACCGCCAGAGGGGGTTTTAATAGTTTCTTCTAGCTGGCGAACCCGCTGTAGCTTGGCCTCTTGGTCTTCTTTGTAAAAGTCCTTATGAATCCGCATTACAAAGGCTTTGTCGCCTTTGCCTACGGCCACCTGGGCTTTGGTGCCTTCAGGGGTAGGACTATTGACCCGCTTGTCGCCTACGCGAACAGAGGACGCTTCAACTAGCTCATAGCCAGCATCTTGGAACTGGGCGATTCTATCGCCGGTATCGTTGACAATTCGATACTCATAATCAGGGTCTTTACCTGAGACGGTGAGGATGTTTCTTTGTCCTACCGGGGTACGGGAAATACGGCTCTTAGGTGCCTTCGCAATGGTTTCTTTTTCAGTAGACATTTTAGCGTTCCTGTACTTTCTTAAGTTGACTCATATATTCTGCTTCGGTCATAACACCGGTCGATACGATCTTTCGCATGATCTTTCGTTCGTCATCACTAAGAACCATGGTACTCTTAACTACAGAGTTCCCGCCACGACTTGAAGCTGCTACAGCATTTGGGCGTTCGGTCTTTTGATTGGCAAACTTATGGGGAAACTCTTGACGCACAGTTTCTTCAACCTTGCGCAAGACTTCTTCCTGGGGGATACCACGGCGTGCCATATCTAGGCCCACCTTGTCAGCTACGGCTTGCATAGCCAAATCTTTGGTATACCAACTATTCCTGTCAACCCATCTCTGAAAGTTAGGGTCAACTTCCGGCACAGCGGGAATTGCAGCTTCTTGCTGAATCCGGGCCTTTTGTGCCTTAACGTCGTCGATCTGGTCTTCTAATTCAAAAGCCTTCTCGTGTTCGCCTTCCACTAGGAGGGCACGACGTTGTGTTTGTAGCGCCTTGAGGGCGCGATCATAAGCACTCTGCTCAATCTTGCTATTGTGAAGCTTCAGCGCCTCTAGCGCCTGCTTCATAGCCTTCATGTCACGAGACTGATGCTCGATCTTTCCGAAGAGTTCACCACGCCGAACAAATTCGGGTGCGTCAATAAACTCGTCGTCTTCTCCCTCAAACTGGTCCCTAGGCTTCCATCCTTGCTCTAGCGCCTTCGCTTGGATAGGCGTTAGTTGAACTTCTTCCTTAGCTGGGTCAGTGTTGCCGCCTTCTTGCGGCTGGACTACTTCTTCGGTCATTAAGCCTCCTTAGTCACTGCAACGACATCTTCGTCATTGAGGACAACTAGTTCCACATCTTCGTCTTTAATGAACTTGCCTGAGAACTTGGCGAAGACAATTTCATCGCCAACCTTACACCAAGGGGTGCCACCAAAATCGTTCCAAGCAGTGGGTCCAATTGACAGGACAATGCCCTTGTCAACGCTAGCATCGTTACGGGTTTCTGTTCCCACAACTTCCAGCTTCTTAAGAAACTCTAGATGCTTCTTGCTTACTTCATCAACCTCTGCGTGTTTATAAGGCTTGACTACAAGCCTATGTCCACATGGTTTAATCATATTTATTCGATCTCCTCGACATCGGTACCTAGTAAGTCGTTCACTGCGGCAATATAGCCTACGTGAAACCTATCTTCTAACGGCTGATTACCAGCCTCTTTTGAAAGTTGTTCAAGGAGAATTTCCTTGCGCAACATCAAACTATTAAAAACCGCCTGAGTTACTTTCTGGGCTTTCCAGTCGTTGACTTCGGTTTTTGTGATTGTGCCTTCTGTTGTAATGACTGCTTCTCCTTCTGATGAGCCATGTTCTGCTGATGGGTTGCCTCAGTTTGCTGCATCTTCTGGCCGGTTTCTGCCGCCCCGGATGCCATGCGCGCCTCAGTCATATGCATCTGGCTCTTAGCCTTCAGCATCCCCATAGCAGCTTCATTACGTTGATCCATCTGGTGCTCTTGGGCCTTCATAGCTAGCTCGGCCTGAGCACTCACCTTCTCTAGCTCCATGCTCTGCTGTTGAGCTTGCATGTCCATCTGAGCCTTCTGCATGTCCACTTCCTTCTTGGCCTGCAAGGCTAAGATTTTGGGATCGGGAGGCGGCTGGAATTCACCAGTGGCTTGAATCTGTTTGTTGAACAGTTGCTGGAAGCTGGGCTGTTCTTGTGCTTCAAGAACACGAGCAACCACAGCCACTGGATCGAGCACGCCTGTGGGCAATAGCTCCATCAGGCCTTGTGCCTTCATCAGCTTTTCAGAAGCAGTGGCAGTATTAGGATCGGCTCCTGGGCATACGTCGTAAGAAGCATTATCAAAATCGCTAGCATCAACGGGTACGTCCACGACAGCTTGGTATCGGCTAGCGTCGAGATATGTTCCATTGAGGTCGAAAATCTTTTTGAACTCACTGCGAAGACTCCGGTAGACACGCTTGTAAACAGCCGTAAACACCTTCATGCCTTGCTCGATGGTAGCCATCGTGGTGGTAGCAGGAGTGTTCTGGCCGGGCATCTTGCCGACGAAAATCTCTGCAACAGAGGCCAATTCCTTAGCTCCTGTGATTAAGCTAGTGAGAAGTTCAAAGAGAACCTTACTGGGTTCCTTCGAGGGGAGCGGAACGATTTGCTTACGCAGGTCTTCCGCTGTAGAGGTTACTGATTTCCACTCTCCTGGTTTCCACTGGCTCTCGCCCATCTTGAGCTTGAGGCCCTTACCAAGGAAACCACCATTAAGATTGTTAATAGTGCCACTATCGATAAGCTGGTTAATGAGAGTGTTAACAGATTCGTTAAGAGGACCGAGTAGAAGTCCAAAACCCACATCATAGAAACCACCTTCTGGGTTGGGGATAAAACCAAACTTGGTGTAGTATTGAATGGGCTTGATCTTAGCCAGCTTGGTCTTACCCTTGCTGTCTACAATGGTCTTAATGCCCTTGTCATCAAAGCGAGCTACGACACGTAGCACTTGACGACTATAGCGTTCAAATGTTACAATGTAGGGCTCGGCATAACCATCTTCATCCATGTCCCAGAAGCAATGACTTTCGACAATGCAATAGGGGGTGGTGTCATCTAGTTGAATTGGAACAAGACCGCTCTTGTTGACATCCTCAACCACAGGATCACCAAGCTCCACTTCCCTGAAGATTCCACCCATCATATTCTCTTTGAGAATACGCTTGTTCATGGGAATAATCTCACTAATGCGCTCTGCTGTCTCTACACTTTTGGCCCAGTAGTTTACTACTAGATTGCGGGGGAGGACCAGCTCAGAGACATTCTGACGCAGGATGGAGTCGTAATAAGTCTTCTTGAATACAGTGCCGATGATCGGGAGCATAAGCAGCAACCGATCCATGTCCTCTTCCCAACCGTCCATTTGGTTGAGCACTTGGTAGGACATATAGGCCCCAATGCGGGTAGCCTTCTCTAGCTTTTGCCCATCCGGGTCTTTGCCAATTACTTCAACCTTAACAACGTCCGATGTTGCTGGTACAAGTGCCGGATACGCACGGGCATTGAACTGCATTGACGCAACGGAGAGGAGGGGATACTTGACATTTGCGGCTCCTGGCCAAGGAAACGTCTTTTCCTCTTTAACTTGGAGAGCAAGTTTTTCCCACTCGTCAAGATTTTTTTCCCAATCCTCGCGCGAACGTAAATCGTCCTCGAACCCTTCCGATGCATATTTCCCAAGCTCCTCCAGCTCGTCGTCATCCATATCCTCTGCGATGTTGGTGCTCTCAATGAGAGCCCGCAGATTAGTATCCTGTGACGGCGCTTCGTCCTCGCTCGGCATAGTTTCGGTCATAGGTGTCAAAGTATTCCTCGTCAGCAAGTTCTTGGTCGGTGGGTGCCTCTAGCACTTTATCTAGGAGCATGCCTAAATAGGCGAAGCAGTCTACCTGGTCATCATGTTTACCGCGAGGGAAGCTACAAACCTCGTTCTCGAAGTCGGGATACCAATTGGCTCCCTTGTTAAACTTCACTGTGTGTGCTCGTAGACGGGCCTGTATGGAACGGCTACGCGCTATTTTGTCTTTTCCTTGGTGCTCTAGTTGCACTAGGTTGGGCCAGATGTCCTTCCGAACCATCTCTTCCCGCAGGAAGGGGCCAATGGCCTGACTCACCTGCATCTTCTCAATACCGAACACTTCGGGCTTGTAAATCTTCTCTAGCGTCAGCACCATATCGACAATCTCTCGACCATCTAGGCGCTCTCGGACTACATCGTGAATGTAGATGGTCCGGTTGGAGTCTACTGCCGCCACCATGAATACGCTGTAGTCAGCGTGCTCTTCCTTGGAAATCGCTAGGTCGGCGGTGATGTAGTATTCGACGTACTTTTCTCTGTCCTCATCCCTGACTGGGAGAAAATCATTTCTTTTAAAGTAGGAAATACTCTCATCAATTGGGATATTGAGATATTCCTGCGAGTAGCCCTCAGGATGACCATTCTCAATGAATCCATTTCTCAGCGCACGGAAATAGGCTTCCGCAT